AATCATTCTGGTAGTTTTATCTTCAGCCCAAACATATAACCAAGTATTACCTTCTGCTTGTTTACAAACATCTTCAATGTAATCGTCAGTACCACGAAGCTTGGTAATAACACAATCACCTGGTGTTTTGGTTCCAATCGTTATGTTTTGGTACATAGTAATAGGAGAAGATTTACTTACTTTAGTTTGAACGTAAGAGCCATCTGCATGTATGTGCAAATGTCCTTTGTGTAAATCTTCTGCTATGTTATTTTTCTTGTATTCAGCAAAAGGTGAATCTGCAAACTTGTTGTATGCTGCGTAAAGAGATTCAACCGATTTGAGGTAATCCAGTTCGTACCCGTGCTGCCAATCTTTCATTTGCTTTCCTATAACGGTGAATTAGTTTGTCTTTTTTCTTCTTAGCTGTTTGTAGTGCTAATGGTTTTGCTTTACTCGTATAACGAACACCATTCATGTGGTCAAGTTCATGTTGAAAACATCTAGCAGTTATACCCGAATATGTTGCTGTCTTTTTTTCACCATTGAAGTCTTGATATTCTACAGTAATACTTTCTGGTCTAGTAATGTGAATGAACAACAATGGATAAGATAAGCATCCTTCTTCCATATGTGCTTTTTCTTCAGACACACTAACAATTTTTGGATTGAAATGTGCAACATAATCATTACCTGCACCCATCACAAATACTCTATATCTTAATCCACATTGATTTGCAGATAGACCAAGACCTTTATGATAAATGCAAGTTTCTACCAATTGTGATGCGAGAAATACTGGGTCAGTAGGTGGATTACTGAAATCAAATTCAGGCATTACTTCATCCAGAATAGAAGATTTTTCTGGTACAAGTTCTAATACTTTAACCTGTTGTACTTTTGTTCCAGATGGATCATCTGTGCTAATTCTAATAATATCACTCATTTTGCTATCCTCGAAAAATTGTTTTTCTTCTCGAAACGAATCACGCTTCTAAATTTATCAAATAACTGATCACCTTTATGCGATATAACAAATACGTTGGTATCTTGTCCAACGTCATACATCAACTTCAAAAACTCATCAGTACCTACAGTATCTAGGCTAGAATCAAACACTTCATCTAATATCAGCAGATTGGTGTTGACACTATTCTTCAACTTTGCAATCTGTCTCCATGTGAACAGAATAGCTAAGTCAATTCGCATCTTTTCACCTTCAGAGAAATTATGATAACTAAAATCATCTCTATGGCGAGATTTGATTGTTTCTTCAAAATTTTCATTCAGATTAAAGTTAATAAACGAATCCATTGCTGTCAGATACTTGTTAATTAACTTATTCATAATTGGAAGATATTGTTTGATAATCTTTGTTTTGATACCAGTATCTTTCAACAATGTTCCAGCAAATTCATAATACTGTTTCTCGTCTGCTAGTTCTTTTTGTTTTTTAACAAGGCCGGCAAGTTGTTCTCGTAACTCTTTAAGCTTTGCGTTCTCATCCTCAAGGTTGTCTTTTTTGTTTGAGAGTTCCGTAATTTCTGCATTAAGTTTAGCCACGTATTTGTTGATTGCTGTAATTGACGCATTATGTTTTATCACCTCTGAATTATGTTCACTAATGTGTTTCGAAACTTCCAACATTTTGTTTATAATATTGTTTGCATCTGCAATCTTTTTCTCAATATCAGTTAGTGCTACTGATATATCTCCTTTTTTAACCTGCTTTTCTAGTATTTGTTTTTCTTTCCATTCTTGTGTAATTGTCTGTTTGCAAGTAGGACAGTCGTGGTTATCTTCGTAGAACTGAACTTCTTTATCCAGTTTTCTTAAATTATTTGATAACTGATTTTCAAGATTTGAAAGTTTAGTTCTTTTTGTCTCTACTACATCTTTATTTAGGATTTTTGAATTTAGTACATTGATGTGTTTCTGAATTAATTCAATATCAATCTGTAAATGACCTATTTGTGTTTCGCTTACAATGATTTCTTGTTTTTTCTTTTCGATCTCAGCATCATTGTGTTTCTTGTGTTCTTCAATGTTTTGTTTCTGTAGTTCTATTTTCTCTGCTGTCAGATCCAAATCATATTTCAATTGAACACTTTTATCTTTGATCTCACCCATCTTTTCTTTTACCAAAGAGTTCATAGAAGAAAAAATTTGAATGTCAAGTAAGTCCTCAATAATACCTCTACGGTCTGCTGCTGATAGTTGCATGAAAGGAGTAAAAGATGCAGAGCCGAGAATAACAATCTGTGTGAAAGACTTAAAGTTTAATTTGAGAATGTTCTTTTCTAACACTTCTTGATAGTCTTTAGCTGCTGCATCCTGATTCAGTAGTTTACCGTCAATGTAGATTTCAAACACATTAGGCTTGATACCACGAATAATCTTATATGCTTTTTTACCTACAGAAAACTCTATTTCTACCACACATTCTTTTTCATTGATAGAATTTGGTAGTTGAGGTTTGTTGATTTTACGAAAAGGTTTACCAAACAAACCAAAAGTCAATGCATCAAGAATGGTTGACTTTCCTGATCCATTTGAACCTATAATAAGTGTGTTTGGCGATCTTTTTAGGTCAATTTCAGTAAACCAGTTTCCAGTAGACAGAAAGTTTTTCCATCTAACCTTTTCAAATATAATCATACTTTTTCTGTGTTTATAGCTTCTAGGTAAAGTTCTTTGAGAATAGATTTCAGTTTATTGTTGTCCAGATTATCTTCTTGGATAGCATCCACATAATTGTTTAAAATGGTAAGAGTATCTTCTGCCTGGTCAATTATATCATCACTTACGCCTTCTGTCAAGTCTGTGAAATCTTCAACGATGGTAATATCGGCAGGATTTGATTGGTATAAGTTGTTGATGAACACATCAAACAAATATGGATTAGTTTTATTCAAGACAACCACCTTAACATATTTACTTGTATATGGTGTCATATCATGATTAGATAATTCTTTAATCTCTTTATTCTTATCATCATAGACAACTTTATGAAACATTACGTTAGGGTTCTGAACAAAATCAAGCTGTCTAGTATCAAGATCAAAAATGTGAAAACCACGAGAATCGTTGTAGTCTTGCCAGGTAAGCTCATACGGGTTACCAAGATAGTAAATCCCATCAGCAGAAGATTTATGGTGATAATGCCCACTGAAAGTAAATTCGAATTTTCTGAAAATATTCCTATCAAGTCCTTCATCTGATGGCATTCCTTTGTACATTGAAAATCCTGCAATTTCAAAATGACCCATACAAATATCAGATGTTGATTCTTTGATAAAACTCAGACATTCGTCATAATTATCTACACATATCCATGGTATCATACAGATTAGATGAGAGCCAACATATATGTGTTCTGGTGAGTCTATCACATGAATATTACCATATTCTTGCAATAACAAATCTACAGAGTTTACTTCATTTGTATTCTTGAAGTATGTATCATGATTTCCTGCCAACATGTATACTTCAAAACCTTCTTCGTGGAGAATATCAAAGAACATCTCTTTGGCTCTTTTGAGACTATAGAAGTTTATATACTTTCTTCTATCAAAAGTATCACCAAGAATCAATACTTGCCGTATACCTTCTTTTCTTAAAGTTGGAAAGAATGTTTCTTTGTAGAACTTCTCATAGAAGTCCAAAAAAACAAGAGCGTCATTTCTAGCACCAAAATGCTGATCAGTAATTATCGCCACTTTTGACATTTATTGTGTCCTATAATAATCCAACTTTAATTATATCACTATTCCAAAAAGTTTTCAATACCTTTAGGCTTGTTTGCCTCTTTTTTCTTCCGCTTGCCTTCTTCAAAGTTTTCAATGAATTCGGAAATATTATCGTAGAGTTCAAATTGTTTGGTAGTTCCATCTTCAAACTCTAACATTTCATATTCATCCAAAACACCAACTTGCTGTGTAGCTTTATACTTGATGTATAATTGTTTCTTTTCTTTTTGGATACGACGAAGAAAAGCAAAATAAATTATCTGCGTAAAGTAAGCAAATGGATTTTTAGATTTTTCTGGATTAAAGTTTTCAAAATACATTAAACAGTTTTCTATACCATCACCAATCATCTCATCACGATGTGGATAGTTGATAAAGTTTGGTTTATGAGATAACCCTTCGGCAATCTTCATAAAGCATTCACCAATATATTCAGGTACTTTTGGTTTTGGTTCTTTGTGTTTAATCGCTTGTTTACAGTCTTTTTTGTACTGGACAAGTGCTTTGAGAAAATCCTCATTGTTGACGTAGTGTTTCTGTTTACTCATAAGTTTACCATAAAAAAGTGTTGACAAGGTCTTGACACACCGTTATACTGAGTATGTCCAGAATGATGCTAATAAAAGGATTAATTACTGTAAGGTATGATATTCTTTCTCTTCCATTGCTTCAATCAAATTAGTTATTTCATCATCATTAAGTTCATCTGCGTCTTTCTTAGCTTTAGCTAAAGCAGAGATAGTTTTCAAAGTACCAATGTAATGTTCCACAAAAGTATCTGTAGGATCAAACTTGGTTAAAATATCATTGTCTCCAATAACACATTCATTGTTTTTTATGATTGAAGAAGGAGCCCAATTAGCAAGGGTTAAGACTTGTTTTTGATTACGAAGATCATCGTGTATTTCTATGATCATAGCATCTTTAATGTACGTTGAGTAATTTTGCTCAATGATAGTGCCTATAATATCAACTCCAGTTTTAAGACGGACTATTTTAATTTGTTCCATTCTTGAGTCCTATTTTATAGAGTTTATAAGGGAATCCTTCATCATTATATATCTTTGTTCTTTCCACGAAATGCCTCAAAGTAAAGTTCATGTGTTTGCCGACTCGAAGGTCATCGGCAATATCAAAGAGGACTGCTTTTTCTTTTCCTGCTCCTTTTCGAAGTCCTCTGCCGATTGATTGTAAATTTCTAATTCTAGATTTGGAGGGAGACGCAAAGATAATGTTATGTAAATTGCGTATATTAATACCGGTACTAAAAGTACCAAAAGAAGCCACAATAATTGCATCTTTTTCTTCCTCCATAATTCGTCTAACTTGTTCTCGTTCTTCTGCATCAACGCCACCGTGAATAAAGAATACTTTTCTATTGCCTATATTCTTGGCATTGGCAATCCAATCATATAACAATTGGCCGTGCTTGTCAACATATTGATACAAGATTAATGTATTATTACCGAGTGATAATGCTAGATTTTTAATGAATTTGTTTCTAGCTTCACAACCAATTAAATATTCTATTTCGTCTTTATATTCTTTTTTCTTTAATTCTTTTGCCGTTTCTTCAGAATGCTTGAGTATCAAACACTTGATATTGAATTCTGCTAATTGTTCATTTTCAATTAGCTTCTTTGTTGTAGTAACTTTTTCTACAGGCCCAAATAGACCTTCTAAAACTAGTTTGTGTGTCTTTGTACCATCTAATGTACCAGTCAAACCAATACGGTATTTTGTATTAGTGCAGGAAGTCATTATGGTAGTCAAAGACTGAGCTTTGAATAAATGAGCTTCATCACCAATAATATAATCAAACTGTTCAAAATACTCTTTAGGTAATTTGTACAGAGATTGCCATGTAGAAATAATCAGATTCTTCTCTGATACTTTATCTTTACCTTGATATACTCTATGCACGTTAGCTTCTACATCAAATGCATTTTCTGTAGAATAGTCTACAAAATCAGTATATAATTGTTCTACTAGTGATGTAGTCGGGACTATAATTAACCCTTTGTAGCCTTTGTATTCAAGGAATTGACGTACAAATAGATATATGATGAGGGACTTGCCTGATGCTGTAGGAGACAATAATAATGCTCTCCTATGACGCATACCATGAACAAAAGCTTCTAGCTGATAATCACGAACTTGTATTTGTTTTCTTTGAGAATGTAGATTTAGTTCTTCTACAAATTTATTAGCAAGATATATTGAAAAATCGTCTGTTAAATCTGGTCTTGGATCACCATACTCAATATCGTATTGTCTTTCACTAGCGAATTGTTCTATGTATGGTAAAAGACCTAGATAGATATTATTATTTCTTTGATCAAATAATCTTATCTTACCATCCCAGATTCTATTTCTGAATGCTGGCGTGAATTGATAACCAGGTACAAAGAATGTGAAATATTCAGATAGCTCTTTAGCTAAATGTTTTTCACATTCTATGTGTGCATATACTTCATTCTTTTTTGTGATAACTAAGTTATCTTGCTCCTTGGATGAATCGCTCATGTGTCATGTGTTCACGAAGCTGCCATGTTCTGTTTGCTAATTCTTTAAGAATAGCAGTACAGACTTCAACGACTTCTTCATGATATACCTTCTTCTCTAAAAGTTTAATTAAATCACCGTCACTCTCTAAGTATGTAGACACATCAGATTTGAGGGTAAACCGAAACGGTTCCCAACCGTATTCTTTTAGTTCATCTTCATCCATCTTACCTGTGTAGTATTCCCACTTGACTTTCTTCATTCTGTGGTAATCAAATGTAGCTTTCTTGACAGCAATTCTATGCTTAGTCATAATGTTTAGATATTTGCTGTGAAGATTTGGAATGCGAATGATCTCTCTAGATGGCTCTGTTTCATCCACTACAGAATCAGTTTCCCAATATTTCAATACTTGTTCTAAGTTTTCCATAATAAAAAAACTATAAAAGTTAACCAACTTTGATTATATCATAACCAATTAATTATTGTCAAGCTTTACTTATATCATACCAAGAATATCTGAAGTTCGCCGTGGCAGTAATAGTTGGAGTGTCGGTATCAGTAGCGTTAAATTGAATTGCAGATAATGACGTTGGAAAAATATCAGTGAATTGTACAGTTATTTTTTTGTTGTTCAATCCACTCAGTATATTCAACATACCATCTGAGTATTGTGGTTTTGGTGCGTAGTATGCTATTGGAGATAGATTCTTTAGATTTTGGTATTCTTCAAAGTTTGTAGGGAATGTCATTCCTCTCAACCAATCATGAATTTCTAACCATGAGGACATATCTTCATTGACAATAAATGTCACATTCAATGGCTCATATACTAGTTTATCACCAG